TTTCTTAATACGTTTGATGTTAGATTGTTGTCCTTGTCCTGAGAAATCAAGGAAAGTAAAACGCATAGATTCAGTAGGATAACCTGTAACTGGGTCAATCTCAAAGTTAATCTCTCTATCATCATACAATGGATTATGGATGAGTTCAAGTTCAGCACCATTTGCCATTCTATACTTCACAAACTGATAACCAGCAGCAAGAGCTTGCTCATTATAATCAGAAGAAGTTTTGTTAATGAACAATTGGTCAACAACTTGAATGAAACCTTTTTTCTCCATCCAATCTTGGATAGCACGATGGAAGATAATCATACCATATTCACCTGTGTATGCTTTGATTTTACGTTGTCCACCAGGTTTAACACGAGAGTAGAAAATGTCCATCAAGTACTCTTCAATTAGAGTAGCAGTAAGATGAGTATAACGATGAATGTGAGAATCTTCCAATTGCTCTTGAATACCAGGACCTGAATAGATTGGTCTACCATTAGCACCAAGTACAGAATCTGTACTACGAGAATACCAATAACCTCTCTCAAGTTCCTTGTACCATTGTTGCCAGTATTCTACTTCAGCATACTTAATCCAAGTATCATGCATTTTACCATTAGGGTCTGGAACCTTAACTGCAAGAACTTGATTGTGTGCATCACCTGTTACTTGATACTTTTTACGGAAACGAGAAAGTCTATTCTTTAAAGTAATAGGAAGTGAGTATTGAGTTGAACCTGATTGTTCACCTGCTTCTTCATATTGAGAGAATAGTTTTGCCCATTGAGTACCAGGAGTAAGATAAGTCAAAGGAAGAAAATCAGCAGGATTGTCAGTCATTAGACGTACTGTATAAATCCAACCTTTACCATGTCTGTATGGTTCTTCTTGTACACGAACTTGATATTTTTTGTTAGTAGTACCTGGGTGAAGAACATCACCTGGAACAAACCAGTTTTCATCAAGTTTAATTTTGAAGTTTTGTTTTAGTTTACCAGGAGTTGTATTACCTACAGTTTCTACGTTTTCAACTACAACAAGTGGTCTTGTCATACCTGTTCTCAATCCCCATTCCCATTCATTAGAAGTAATCTCTTCTTCTTTACCCATCATAGATAGGATGTAAGTCATAGGATTATCTGAATAACGAGTGGCTGAAAACAACCTTGTCATTACTGATTCAAATACATGTGGCTTTGCAATAAGAGCAGCACCCAAGTGATTGAGGTCTGTCATATTAGCATGCCAAGGCATCTGTTTAGTTACTAACTTATTATTTAATTGTGCCATTTTTTAAAATTTACTTTTTTGTTTTAATTAAAAATAATCTGCCAAACCTTTATTGCGAGAACCTTTATTGCCGATAGGAGAAACTTTGCTATTTGTAAGTTTAGATTTAGTTTCTCTAATTATTTCTGTCTTTGCTTTTTCCTTTAAATCAGTTAAGTCAAAATCATTACTGATAAGTTTAGCAAGCAAGATAGTCTTTTCTTTATCTTTAAATACTTGCTGTAAATCATTTTGAAACTGAGTAAGGTATTGACTTTCTGAAATTTTAACAGAAGCTCTTGTCATATATCCATGAAGTACCTTTTTATCTCTTTGAGTAATACTCCAATCTTTTATATTATCAGCATCATCAATTAAACCTTTTAATTCTTTAACATACTGCTTTCTTTGTTCCTCTTGTTGTAACTGATAATACTGTTGCTTCTTAATTGCTTCTTCTCTATTCTGCTCAATCTCTTCTTCTACATTTTCATGATACTTTTGAGCATACTTAGTAAGCTTACCTGTTTCTTTTAAAAACTCAATTTTATCATCTATATCTTCATCATCTAAATCTTCATAAGCCTTATAGTAATACTTTAAAAACTTTTCTTCAGATTTAGAATCTCCTATTGTAGGAGTTGGTATTTGAGAAATTTCATTATAAAATTTAAAAAACTGTCTAGTATCCCCACCTTCTTTTTTAAATTTTAAGAATGCTTTTGCATCATCATCCAAGTCATCCATAAAAGCTTTAATAGTTTCATCTAAACCTGCTTCTATTTCCTGCTCAATAACATCAGCAAATGTTTCTTCATTAAATTCAGTTTCATCTTCAACATCAATTGATATAACTCCTTTTTCTTTAAGTAGTTTATATACATTTGAATATGATGTTTTTGATTGTGAAACTTCTTCTTCATCTTCATCAAAAAAAACTTCTTTTTCCTTTTCAGGTTCAGTAACTTTCTTATCATCAAGATTTACAGGTTCATCATCATCGTCATCTTCAACCTGTTTTAATTTTGATATAGGAGTTTCCTGTGTTGCAGTTTCTTTAACTTCAGGTGTAATTCCAAAAAAATCTTCTGAATTATCCCAAGAGAAATTCATAAGACTACTTTCCAATTCTTGTTCTTTACTTAGTTCTTTACTCATAACGATACAAATTTAAGATTTAAAATGAAGTTTTTTTAAGATTTATTCTTAAGTTTTAAAATGTTATCTAATTGCTTTTTTTGTTAAGCTTTTTCTTTTCTAATTCCATCTTCTCTTTATCTACTTTTTTCTGATACTCAAACTCTTGCTCATTTAAATCTTGTTTCCTCATTTTAATCTGAGCTTCCATTCCTTTTCTTGCTACTTCTAAAACATCAGGTTCCCCATCTTTATCTAAGTCTTTATCCATTGAGAATCCCATAGATAAGATAGTTTGTTTTTGTATTTCTCTTTCTGTTTTCATCTTCTCAAGCATTACTTCAGTTTCTCTTTCAAACAACATCTTTTCTTTATCTGCTTGTAACATTTGTTGCTGCATCTCCTGTTGTTTCTGTAACTGTTGCATTTGCTGTTGTTGCATTTCTTCTCTCTTCTTTGCTTCAGAAGATATTAACATTTCTTCAGCTTCTTGAATTCCTTCTGCTCTAATAACTTTAATTACATCTGACAAATCTAATTTAGCTGCCTGCATTGCTGCATGTGCAAGTTGACCTACAAGTTCTTTAGCTTCATGTGCTTTAGATGAATTAGAAACAAAGATACCATAAGTAGAATTATCTAACAAATCTGCATCTATAGTTAAAAGTTGTCTTGAAAAATCATCTAATATATAATTCAACTTTTGATTACCCTTTTCAGTATAAGCTACCTTAGCAGTTTCAATAAGTCTTTGTAATACATTTCTCTTAACATAATTATGCAATTCAAATACTGGTTCCAATATATGTGAACTCTGTACCATAGTTTGTTTAGTATTTGTAACTGCAGCATTAGGACCAATCTGACCTTCAGCTTCAGGTGGAATACCAATAGACATCCCTGCTCTTCTTTCAATATATTCTGCTAAGTTAATATATTTCTGAATATCAGATGCTAAAGACATATCTATTTCTTTAACTGCATTAGGTATAGAATAGTCACCTTTATTACCTTCTTCATTAGGATTCATAAATCCTATTTTAGAACTCTCTAAAAAGTATAACCATTTCTCAGTATCTATACCAGCAGATTCAGGTATCATTCCAATGTTCATCATAAGAAGTTTACCTTTATCAGATGCCATTAACAATTCTATCCTATACATTATAATATTGTAATAATACTGATAAGCTTTAATCCTATCAATAAAAGAAGTAGGGAGAGAATTAGTAGCATCCATGATAGCACCAATGTAAGGAAGCTTACAATAATGCAAATTATTTAAATCTTTAAACTGTCCTGCTACTGGACCCATATTTACATAAATATCTACACCAATCTTATATCCCTCATATACTTCAGGAATCCATTCCCAAGATATAGATATATCTCCTTGTTCTCTATTAACAGAATAACCTTCATCTACTAACCTTTCTTGTACTTCACCATTCTGGTCTGTAAATGTAAGAAACCCTATTTTTCTCAAAGCTTTCCATGTAGCATGAATTACTCTTACAGTCCAACCCTCATCTTCCTTATTAATATTAAAAGTAAATGCAGAGTCAGTAACGTGATTAGCACTTTGAGTATAAATAGAATATATCTTATCAATCTCATCAGTAGTTAACTGGTCACCAAAATGTGATATTACAGTAGAAGGAGAAAGTCTGTAAACACATACTGCCCATTCACCATCTTCAATAAATTCAGTATCAGGTGATTTATCATAGTCAAAATAAAGTGGATTAACTGTTGACATTGCAGGTTCACCATTAAGAATAC